TAGGTGAGCTACGTAAGGTTGTTGATACGTATATCCAGACACAACTCACAGAAGATACTAAAGAAGCACCCCAACAAGACGAAGAAGTAGATTGGTTTACAGACCCTGATAAGGCTGTAGATAGGGCTATTCAGAACCATCCTAAGATTAAGGAAGCTGAAGAACTTACAAAGCAGTACAAAGCAAGCACTGCACTATCAGAGCTACAACGTAAGCACCCTGATATGAACCAGATCTTGCAAGATGCTAACTTTGCTGAGTGGATTAAAGCGTCCAATGTTAGGACTAGACTGTTTGTAGCAGCAGACCAGCAGTACGATAGTGAAGCCGCTGATGAGCTATTTAGCTTATGGAAAGAGCGACAGAACATTGTACAGCAGACTGCCGCTGTAGAGGAGCAATCCCGTAAGCAAGCAGTTAAAGCAGCCTCTACTGGCAATGCTAGTGGTAGCACTGAATCAGCACCTAAGAAGATCTATAGACGCGCAGACATTATTAACCTTATGAGAAACGACCCTGATCGCTATGCTGCTCTACAACCAGAGATCATGAAGGCATACGCAGAGAAACGGGTCAGATAGTATATCTTAGGAGATATTTATTATGACTGATTCCACATATCCCGCAACTGGCGGGTTCGTTGACAACACTAGCGCAGCTACTTTTATTCCAGAAATCTGGAGTGACGAGATTGTTGCAGCCTACCAGAAGAACCTCGTATTGGCAAACCTTGTCAAGAAGATGTCTATGGCTGGCAAGAAAGGCGACACGATCCATGTGCCTAAGCCTGTTCGTGGTGACGCTCATGCTAAAGCTGAGAACACCGCTGTAACGGTTCAGAACGCTACGGAAGGTGAAGTGCAAATCTCTATTGACAAGCACTTTGAATACTCACGTCTGATTGAAGACATTACCGACGTACAGGCTCTTAGCTCACTGCGTCAGTTCTACACGGAAGATGCTGGCTACGCTTTGGCGAAGCAAGTTGACACTGATCTGCACAGCTTGGCTACTGGCCTTGGTTCTGCTGGTACGTCTTCTACGACCTACCTGAACAACGGTGGTACGTTCTTTGTAGACGCTACTAATGGCTTGTCTACTTACGCTGCTGACACGGTAACAACTGCTGACGTATTTACCGACGCTGGTTTCCGTGGCATTATCCAGAAGCTGGACGATGCTGATGTTCCTATGGAAAACCGTTGCTTCATCATTCCTCCTTCAGTTCGCAACACCATCATGGGTATTGATCGTTACGTAAGCTCTGACTTCGTAAACAACGGTCAAGTCACCAACGGTCAGATTGGTCAACTGTACGGCATTGACGTATTTGTTAGCACCAACTGCCCTGTTGTTGAAGCTGCTGGCGATAACTCTGCTTCCTCTGTAGACTCTCTGGGTGCCTTGCTGCTCCAGAAGGATGCAATTGTAATGGCTGAGCAACTGGGCGTTCGCTCACAGACTCAGTACAAGCAAGAGTTCTTGGCTAACCTGTTTACTTCAGACACTCTGTACGGCTGCAACGTACTGCGTCCTGAGTCAGGTGTAACTTTGGTTGTTCCTAAGTAACAATCATTTAACTGGGGGCTGCTACGGTGGCCCCTAGTTTTATTGAGGTAGCTAAGTATGAGCATAGTAGCTAGTTTGGTCGGCCCAGTAACAGGGTTACTTGATAAGTTTATTGAGGACAAAGACCAGAAGAATGCTTTGGCTCATGAGATTGCTACTATGTCTGAGCGTCATGCTCAAGAGTTAGCTAAAGGTCAGCTAGAAGTAAACAAAGTAGAGGCAGGACACTCTAGTTTATTTGTTTCTGGATGGCGACCCTTCATTGGCTGGACATGTGGATTAGGCATGTTCGGTAACTTTATCACAATTCCGTTTTCTAACTTTGTATTAGCTCTAGCAGGTATAGACATTGTCATACCTTTAGTACCACTAGAAACTATGATGCCTGTCCTCATGGGCATGTTAGGCTTAGGTGCAATGCGCTCATTTGAGAAGACAAGGAAATAAGTAGCTCATGTTAAAAAATTTTACCATGCCTGAAAATTTTAGTATTTTTGACTATGATTTAGCTGATCTTTTAGGCGGTGATTTTGATCTTTCGGGGACTCCTGTAGACTTGGGATTTGTCCCTACATATGAAATAAGTCCCGGAACAGACAACTATTACACTCTTACTGGAGGTATTGAGCAGTATAAAGAAAGATTACAAGAAGGTGCGGACTACGCCAAAATAGATGATGTTGATAAAGTAGACGATTTTTACGATCAATCATTTCAGAGTAACTTATCAGCAATACAAGTAGACCCAGAAACTTATCTTAGAGAAACAGCATCTCCTACTTATTTAGCAAACTGGCAGGGTAGACCAGAGCAGCAAGCAGCAGAAGATGTCTATGGCAGCATAGCAATTACTGATCAACAGGGCACACAGCAGGCTGTTAGCAATTACTATGGTTATGATGTACAAGCGGATGCCTTTGATAAAACTATCGAAGACTTTGGTGGAAACTACGGAGAGCATACTGGCGCTTCTCAAGAAAAAATATCAGAGTTTCAATCAATCATTAAGCCTATCCTTACTGAGCAAATAGCTTTCTTACAAACTACAGAAGATCTTTCCTATCAAGATGCTCTTGTAGAGGCTTACAATAGAGACCCTATGGTACAGTCGTTGTACGCAAAGTATGACGTAACTCCTTTCCGTCAAACATCAGACGGTTCTACATATCTTTACGATCCTCTTAGCTTTTCTGAGATTAGAACTAAAGAAGTAAAAGATACTGGGGTACAGGACGGCTTAAAAGCTCTAGCAATCATGGTAGCAACGGCTGGAGCAGGCAGCGCACTAGGTGGCTATCTTGCCGCTAGTACGTCTATGTCAGCGCCTCTAGCTAATGCAGTTGGGTCTGCTGTAGCTTCTGCTGGGTCAACATTGGCTACTGGAGGAGATACTAGTGACATCCTACGATCTGCTATTTTAGCGGGTGCTGGGGGTTACAGAGAGGGATTAGTGCAGGTAGCTGAAGGAGCAGAAGCTCTAGCTTTACAAGGGACATTTAGCGCCCAAAGTGAACAACTGCTAGCAGGGGCTTCTAAAGCTGCTAGTGACATAGAGAGATTTGATAAGGTTGTAAACACAGCTAAGTTTGTAAATGCTGCCGTAAATGACGATGTACTTGGTGGCTTTGTAGATTTATACGGTTCACAGCTTACAAATAAAGCGTTAGATAAACTAGGATTAGATCAGAAAACACTAGACGCTAAATACGGTGGAATACAGCGTGATGATATGACCGCTGGTCTTGTTAAGATGCAAAGGCGATTAGCGGGTGGAGCAGACTTTGAAAGTGCTTTAATGGATGGCTTTGGGACATATGTACGTAAAGGTGGTACATTAGGTATTGATATAGATACTCCTGAGTTCATAGAACGCATTGGAGACGTTATCAAAGAGGCAGGATCATCTTTTGATGACTTTGTTCTACAGCCGCCTAAAGAGGCAATTGAAGCACTATTGTCCTCTCTACCAGATAAGACACCTGACCAAGTTAAAGCAATTGAAGATTACGCAAGAACAGTAGGTTCCAAGGCTGAAAACGTAGCTAGAGAAACAGTTGCAGTTGTTGATGAGCCTATTCAAGAAGCAGGACAGGCTGTAGCAGAAGTTGCTCAAGAAGTTAAAGAGCGAGCTGAAGAAGTATACGAGCAAGTTGATCTCCCTACAGGCACGACTCCTGAAGGCCCAGATATTCCTAAAGCAGGATCAATGGGTCTTTCTGGTATAGATGCAGATTTAGACCTAGACTTTGATTTCCAAGCTCCTGAGTTTGGTGAAATAAGTGAAGGATTATTTAGTGATTACCTGTCTAAGTACGCAGATCCGGGTCTTTTAGAACGCAGAAGGTTTAGAGGCTATACAGCACCTCAAGGAATGTTTAGGAATATAGTATGAGTACCAGTTATTTAAGCATAGTCAACGAGGTACTACGTAGGCTACGAGAAGAAGAAGTATCCACAATTACACAGAACACCTACAGCAAGATGGTAGGTGACTTTGTTAACGACGCAAAGCAAATTGTAGAAGACTCACATCAGTGGTCTACACTACGTACAACTATTGTAGTACCTACTGTAGCAGATACTACAGAATATAGCTTGACAAACGCTGGAGAACGTGTTAGAATATATAGTG